GCAAATTCAGGATCTTCTTCAATAGCTTTAAGAGTGGTGCTGCTAATCTTTTGGAAAATCTTGCCAGCAGTTGACAGCGCAGCTGTTACTTCTGCGGTATCGGCAGCGGTCAATGTAGCCTTACCGCTCAAGTCATGCAGCGTTGCATCTTGATACCATACACTAGGCACCTTTTTTAGTTTGGTTGTGTCTACACCATAACTGGCAGTCATAGACTCAAAGCTGGTGCCGTTGTATGAGGTATGAAATACAATGCCAAGATTTGCGGCCTTTAGTTTATCTGCAAGTTCGCTGCTGGCAGGAACAGCGTATGCAAGTGTGTTGGGTTGAAACACAACATACGACTCGCCATCAATGGTAGCAGTCTTCAGGTCGCCCTTGGTAAACATCAGGTCTCCTTGTATNACATTTTTAATGCCAAGTTTCTTTAATTCAACATAAGCAACGCTCAACTTGTCTGCAAGTTCACCACTCGTATCAGCTTTTACATCTGCAACGCTTTTGTATACCTTTGGGTTTTTGTTGAAAATACCTTTCTTGGCCACGAAAAATGCGCCATCAGATGGATCAATACCACAAAACACTGCGGGTGCGCCATCCCATTTCACAGTAACATCCACTGCGCCTTTGCTGTTGCCAGCCAACATATCACGTAAGCTGCGCAGCGCGTTGATTGCATCGCGCGTGCCATTGACACCGCCATACAATACGGCGTCTTCTAGGTGTTGCATATGAACATTCTTGCCAGCGACACTCGCTTCTGCTATGTGTTGTTTAAATGATAACATATTATTCCATTTTAATAAACGGCGCACTAAGGTCGCTAGAACTACTTGCATATTGTATACAAGCAGTGATAAATTCATCTTCTTTTCTGCCTGTCTTAATTATGTCTATGAGTTGACACCCTAAAAATTTACTAAATGACCAACTGACACCCTTTGCATCACATTCTGCAATAAAGGCGCTAAGAGATAGTTTAGACGAATCCATAGCATATCGCGAATAATTTTTATAAAACGCGGCATAAACTTTAGCGTCCTTTTTTTCCAATGCAGAACGCAATACTTTAATATCCATAAGCTGTGGAATTTTTAACTGGCGCAAAATTGTTTGAATTGGGCCATAACTGAGTTTACCTTGATTGGCATTTTTACCTTTAATTTCTCCTTGAAATGTTTCAGGAAAAGTCCGAAATTGTATTTTGCCGTCTTGTGTAAAATATATGTACACATCTTTACCGCCAAAAAATCCTTTATTACCAGTGGTATATTTGTTAAATTCAATAATATGCTTGTCGCTGCCAGTATTGTACTCTGATATTTTAGCGGAGTTTTTAAGAAGCTTTAGTGACACACCAATAATATCACCCTTGCGCAAAGCAGCAAGCAGCAAGCTGTTTAACTCAACTATATTTTTTGCGGCGTCAAGCTTAATTGCCAAACCAGTTGGGCTAATCATGTAGATGTCTGCCGGACTCCACTTGTTTATATTAGAAAAAGCTTTATCGTTTGCGTTTAGTCTCTTGAACAACTTTTCAAGAGCGTCTACCCACGCGCTGCCACGGTGAAAGGTATAGCTTTTCTTGCCATATTTTTTATATAATGCTTCAGCACCAATAATACAACTATCACGCCATTCGGGAGTTAATTTATTTAATACTCCATCAAGTGGTTCATCGACATCGCTGCCTTTATACGCCATCTTTAAATCATCCGGTGAGTATTCCTTGCTTCGATTCCATTTAGCAGCAGCATACACAGCTTGAGCGCTTTCAGTTGTACGAGTAACATCAGACCCGGCTCCCTGGCCACCGCCACCGCCAAATTCAGCATTTTTTGCGATACTAGTAAAGGTGTATATATTGCCGTCCTTGTCATGTAGTTTAAGGCCAGTCGTAGGTTTACGATTTTTGATAGCGTCAATTACGTCTTTAGCCTTTATAAAAACCACCTTTTTACCATCGACGAGCTCAAACGGTTCGCCCTTCGTTAGTTTTTTAAGAAAAAGTTCGACGCGCCAATCATATTTGTATAGTTCTTTTCCCGCTAAATTTTGCATTTCAGTTAAATAGTATTGCTTAAACGATATCATGATGCTCTTTTCTTATTTATAATATTCAATAAACTGAGTGTACAACTTATTCTCAAGCGCGTCTGCCTCAAGCTCCCATGGCGCAGAATAATAGTCGTATTCTTCGCAAAAAATACCTTTCCAACGTGCACAGCCAGTATCTCTGACATAAAGAACGAGTTCTCGACGAAGGTATTGCTTGATGTGAACACACTCATGCGCCAAAATTGAAAGCATAAGATAAATTGAGTCATCCCGGTTTATTCTCACAATATAGTCAAAACCGTTTTTAGTGTGGCTGCATTGCCAGCAATCTCCATGAGATTGCTCAGAGCTTGCTAATCCATCAATAATTTCAATTTTAAGACGAAGTTTTCGTATTCTCGGAATCAACGTCTTAATGTAAAAATGCGCAGCATTTTTAATAACAGCGGTATGGTGTCGGCCTCCAGTTAAGCTAATAGTTATCATATTATGGGGTTAACGGGGGACCCCCATATAGCCTAACAATATAAATTAGGCATAGGATGAAATCATACGAGCGAGGTCATTATCAGAAACATTAACACCTGCGGCAAGTGCNCCAGCCGCCATGTTTAACCCGCGTGATAGTTTACGAAGGTTAGCACTTTGCGCGCTTTTGCCTTGTCGAAGAAGATCAACAACATGCTTACGTGTCTTTTCATCGAGGGANAGGCCGTCTTCAAGCTTTATTGACATTACAATCTTATCCATAAAGTCATAGATCTCAATTTCCGTAGGGTCAATATTAATGATAAATGCACGTGTGCGAAGCGCACCATCGGGATCAAGTTTATCTAGACTTAGGTTTGAGATAAAGATAATTTTACCAGTAAATTCAAAATACCTAGGAATTAAACCCTGATCAAGTATTTCTTGATCACTTATGTCATCTTCAGGATCGACGACATTTTTTCCCATCTTGTTCCATACAAGTTTACGAATCTTTTTAGTGTCAGTAGCAGCTTTTAACAAGTTGCGAGCTTCTTGATCACCGAGAGCGTCATCACTATCATCAAAAAAGATAATGTCGTTTTTATATCTAAAGAGCAGAGAATATATGCCAGCCGCGCTTGCCGAACCAGTATTTTTAAAATAACCGTTGCCATCACGCAATCCAAGGTCTGCAAGTATTTGCTCAGTAGTATGTGTTTTACCAACACCTCCTTTACCACTTACAAACAGCGCGTTGGCCGAGCCACTAACAGTCATTTTTACAAGGTTCTCTAGGTCTTTCAACTGTGCCTCAAACGATAGACGGTCTTTGCTTTGTTCGAGTTCTGCTATTTCTGGGGAATATGAATACTTTTCCTTTGTTGCTCCTTTAGAAACAATTCCAGCAACGACTCCAATGCGGGACATAATCTTGCCCTTTTCCGCTTTAATCAGTTTTAGGTCTTTTGGCTTTCCCACCCAGACGTACTTTATACCCTGCTTTTCAATAAAATTTGGATATGCAGTCGACAGAGCATCAAAGATTTTAACGCCTGGACTGCCATACATGTTGTAAATTTTACTTTTTACGAAATTTGGGTCAGTGAGATAGTCTACAATCTCGTCGAAAATAACTTCAAAATCATAATTTTTACTAGCTTCCATTAATACACCTTCATAGAGTGGAACCTCATCGGGCATTGACATAATTTTTCCAGGCTGTGCTCCACCGTTTTTTATAATTTCTGCAATAATCGGTAGTATTTTTACAAGTGATACCGTTTCATCAAATTTAATATGAAAAGGGGCATCTATTTTTCCATTCCAATAGTCTATGGATGATAGATGATTTAGGCCAGCGACCGCTGGTTGTGTCCAGTTAAAGCGCACACTTTGATTACGCTTTGCAGCATAAAAACGTAAACCATATGCAGTTCCAACCGTAGTGTTTGTAAACTTTTCAAGACCTGGATATGCGAAAAACACATATCCAGTTTTCTTTTTAAGATACCGCTGTATAATAAACGATGCTTTTTTTACNGAAGAGGTAGATANCGATTCGGTTAAATAAGATTTAAATGCTGCGAGCTTTGTCATATAATCTATTTATAAAAATAATTTACTCAACAGCGCGCATAATTATACCTTTATTCCCGTATAGTCTCTGTTTTTACGCTGAGAGCTAAATGGAGTGCTTACCACTGGAGAAGAATCACTGTCGTCAGTAATTCCGCTCATGGGGTCAGCAATATCGTAGAGCCTCATTTTTGGGAGGTCAATTCCAACAGTAAACCGCTTGTTTGTAGTAGGGTCATTGTAACGATTCTTGAGTTGTTTTACCATAATTTGCCCCATCTTGTCAAGTTGTTCTGTGCGAATAAATGCAATCATCAGATCAGCCGTGGCGGGCAAACCGAATGATTCGGACGTGTCAGTAATTTCGATATCGCTGTTGGCAAATCCCCCACGCGTAACCTGGGTTGCACTCCAGATTGGCACATTAAATTCAACCGCCAATCCACGAATCTCTTCAGCAATACTTTTGATAAGGCTGTATGTATTAATCCCTCCACTAAGACCTTTTATTCTACTGCTTGCGCAAATGTTTAGATAGTCAATGAAAATAAGATCTGGTTCAAATTTCTTTTTAAGCTTTAGTTCTAGCAACAGCGCACGAAAATGACCGACATGAGCAGCTGCAGTTGGATATTCTTTTACAATCAATTTGCCATGAGTTCGAGATGCTAGGCTTTGAACCTTAGTCGAGAATTCTCGCTGAGATAAGTCTTTAATCTTATCAATTCGCACATCAAGCAAGTTTGCGTCAATACGTTCCGCAATACGTTCTTCCGCCATTTCAAGAGTGATATACAACACATTGCGGCCCTGCGCGAGGGCAGCGCTTGCCATGTGACACATGCCCAAACTTTTGCCGCAACCAGTTCCAGCTAAAATAATGTTTAGCGTTTTACGAGGAATTCCACCGCCAGTAATTATATTAAACATTTCTATATCAAATGGGATTTTGTCTTCAGTTTTATGATAAAATTCATATCGACTGTCAACATTTTCAATATAATCATGACCTACATTTGTATCAAAGGAAACGCCGAGTGCCTTACTAAGAATAGAAGGAATCGCACCCTCAGATTTTTCTGGAGATTTTCCGTCAATAATTGATACTGCTTCAATAATTGCGAGATGAACCGCTCGATCTTTACACCACTTTTCGGTGCTGTTTAATAGCCAGTCATCTTCTACGACAACCCGATCTTCTAAACTTTTTATGTATGACAGCGCCTCATAACTGTTCGGGTGACGCCCGTTTTCAGATTGTGTAAACTCGATATGTAATGTTGTAGAATTTGGAAGCTTATTATATTTTCCTATAAAATCAAGTATGCACTGGTATACGAGGCGTTGTGCTCCTTCAAAATATTCTGGTTTTAAATGTGGTAAACTTTTACGGCAAAATGCTTCATTGTGTATGAGGTTGTTGACTATAATACTTTCTAGATTATTCTCCATGCGATCCAATTTTATATTCCTGATTTGACAATATGTCGGTTAATACATCACCAATATGATTTTTAAATTCTANACTGTGATCTATATCAATATTATACAGATTTTCTGGTTTGTACATAACCTTATATGAAAAAGATAAAATACAGCTATCAGAGTCTTCATCTTCTAGAAATTTTATATTTCTATATTTGTATCGAGTAGTTTTGTACTTGCCGCTAGTTAATTGAATTGCATAGACTTTATCATTTGAAGGATCATCTACGAAAATATAGTCGGTTATTTCTTTTGGCATTTGTGTGTGTGTTAAACGTAAACTAATTCAAAATCTCCGTAATCATCAATAATGCAATAAGAACATGACTCGTCGCAAAAGCTACCAGTATTGATGTATGTACATTGCGCAAAGTGTCGTATCTCTGGATAGTGCGTATGACCAGCGAGTAGTATCTCTGCTGTATTTTTATGCTTCAAAACAAACTTCGAACGAACNNTATCTTTTGCTCTTATCCAAGATTTAGACAGTCTTTTAATGTGTCGTGTAAGGGTGTGCGAGGGATCAAACTTTTGAAACCAATAATACAAGCCAGTAAAGAACCATGTAATAAGCGGACGCTCACTTGTCCATTTATCATATTGATGACCATGCTCNAGATAAAAACTTCTATTGTTTATTTTCATATGGTAGTTCTCAACGAAATGCATGCCGGTAACTCCTGTAATAAACTCACAGTCTTCATCATGATTGCCGTGTACTAGAACAACGTGATGTGTCTTGGTTAGCTTTCTTATTTTGGACAAGATCTTCCAATCTTTTTTATCATACCGATGAAAACTATAATTATCAAAAAGATCTCCATTGATAATTAGAGTTTTAAAATTAAGGTCGAGTACTTTTAGAAACTTATCTTTCTGCGAGACGCATGTTCCTAAATGTATATCACTTACAACGAGCGTATTAATTTCTTCTCTATTCATCGCAGACGTGTTATCTTTTTAAGATATAAATTCTTTGGCCCAGGCGGCTTAGGCAAACTTACCATATCTACAATCACTGCTATTTCAGCCGCAGCCATTTGTGTACCGCTAGTAGGATCGCTAAGACCTTTCAAGATAACATAACGGGCAGCAACAGGTGGAAAATAAACCGTTTTCAGTGTACGGTCAACCGCAAATGTTCCGCTGGCAACTG